AGGACTTAAAGATCTAGGAGATCAAAATGCTAGATGCTATCAAACCACTACTAGATAGCGACCTTGTTAACGAGGACACACGTACAGCAATCCAAGAAGAATGGGATGCGAAGATGGGTGAAGTCCGCAACCAGGTTACAGCGGAACTTCGTGAAGAGTTCGCTAAACGCTATGAGCATGATAAATCTACTATGGTTGAAGCCTTAGATCGTATGGTTACAGAAGGTCTTACTACTGAGCTTCAGCAAATTGCTGAAGAAAAGAAAGCTATCTCAGAAGACCGTGCTAAGTTTGTTGCAAAAATGACTGAAGCAAGCGGCACATTTGACAAGTTTATGGTCAATCAACTTTCTGAAGAAATTAAGGAATTACACGCTGAACGTGCTCAACAGCAAGAGCTAATTGGCAAACTTGAAGAGTTTGTTACAGCTCAGCTAGCTGAAGAGATTGGCGAGTTCCAAAAAGATCGTCAGGATGTTATTGAAACTAAAGTAAAACTAGTCAAAGAAGCCCGTGAAAAGTTTGCAGACTTAAAAGAAAAGTTTGTTAAGCATACTGGTCAAGCAGTAAACGAAGCTGTAACTAGCTATCTTAAAGGTGAAATGACTCAACTAAAAGAAGATATTCAAGTTGCAAAAGAAAACGCTTTTGGAAGAAAGATTTTTGAAACTTTTGCTAGTGAGTTCTCATCAAGCCATCTAAACGAAAATCAAAAGATCAAAGAACTAGAAGCAATGCTTGCTTCGAAGGATAATGAACTTGCACAGATTAACGAGCAGATGGAAGAGAAGTCAAAAATCGTTGAGAGTAAAGAAGCAGAAATCAACATCATTAAGGAAAGTGCAGAACGTAAGGAAACACTAACCACGCTTCTTAAGCCACTCAACAAAGATAAGGCAGCGATTATGACTGACCTACTTGAAAGCGTACAGACTTCAAAGCTGAAGTCAGCTTTCGACCGTTACCTACCAGCAGTACTTGACAATAAACAGCCATCTGAAAAGAAGGAAGTTATTGTTGAATCACGTACTGAAGTAACAGGTGACAAAGAAGTAAAACAAGACACAACAAGCGAATTTGATTCAAACATTGTAGATATTCGCCAGTTGGCAGGTCTAAAATAAGGTACAACGAGGAGACAATAATGTCAGACGTACTACTAGAAAGCCGTTGGGACGATACCAAAGACGCTCTTCTTGAGGGTCTAGAAGGTAACCGCCGCAACACAATGGGCGTATGCCTAGAAAACACAAAGCGTTATTTGCAAGAAGCAGCTACAACAGGTGCATCAGCAGCAGGTAACGTTGCAACACTAAACCGCGTGATTCTTCCAGTAATCCGTCGTGTTATGCCAACAGTTATTGCTAACGAAATCGTTGGCGTACAGCCAATGCAAGGTCCAGTAGGCCAGATTCACACACTACGTGTGCGTTACGCAAACGCTGTAACATCAACTGCAACAGGTGACCTAGGCACAGACACAACAGCAGGCGAAGAAGCACTATCACCATTCAAGATTGCTACTGCTTATTCAGGTTCAACAACAACAGGTAAAGCAGACACAACAGCAGGTAAAGAAGGTACAGGTGGCAACCAGCTATCAATCCAGATCCTAAAGCAGCCGGTCGAAGCAAAGACACGTAAGCTACAGGCACGCTGGACTTTTGAAGCAGCACAAGACGCACAGTCAATGCATGGTATTGACGTAGAAGCAGAAGTAATGGCAGCTCTAGCACAGGAAATCACTGCTGAGATTGACCAGGAAATCCTAGCTTCACTACGCTCACTTGCAGCTACAGAAGAAACATTTGATATGAACAGTATCACTGGTACAGCTACATACGTTGGTGACGAACATGCAGCACTTGCAGTTCTAATCAACCGCACAGCTAACAAGATTGCACAGCGTACACGTCGTGGCGCAGGTAACTTTGCTGTAGTATCACCAGAAGCACTAACAGTACTTCAGTCAGCTTCAACATCAGCATTTGCACGTACAACAGAAGGCACATTCGAAGCACCAACAAACACAAAGTTTGTAGGTACATTGAACGGTGCAATGCGTATCTATGTTGATTCATATGCAGCAGACGGTAAACCAGTACTAGTTGGTTATAAGGGTTCAAGTGAAACAGATGCGGCAGCATTCTATTGCCCATATGTACCACTAATGAGCTCAGGCACAGTGCTTGATCCATCAACATTTGAGCCAGTAGTATCATTTATGACACGCTACGGCTATGTTGAGCTATCAAACACAGCTTCATCACTAGGTAACGCTGGTGACTACGTCGGTGAAGTTGCAATGTCAAACATTGTATTCTCATAAGTCGACAGAGAATTGTTATAAGGAAGGGCAGTATTTTTACTGCCCTTTTTTATTGACTAAATTAAAGTATGAACATTTTATTTGTAGGCGATACTAGTAGATATCATAGCGGTTGTAAAGCTGTAGTTGAAGTGATACTTGAACAACTACAAGAACATGAAGTAATTAGTATAAGCACAAGACATAGTTATCCTCCGGTTGATTGGAATACAGTTGATTTAGTTTTATGCAATGGCGAAGGTACTATGCATCACGATAGACCTGCAGCTCGCGGCACAATGGATTTACTAAGAGAAGCTCAACATAATAATGTAGATACTGCACTTATTAACACTGTATGGCAGCAAATGACGGGATATGAAGATGTTATTAGTAGGTTAAAACTTTTTACTGTACGAGAAGCATTAAGCGCAATACATAATGCAAAAATATATCCTGATTTAAGTTATTTTAAAAAAGTTTCTATTAAACCATGTAATACAGAGCCTGTTGTTGGGCAATTTATGAGGCAAGAACCACCTGCATGGGGCAAAGTATATTGTAATATATTTGAGCAAACATGGAAAGAATTATTAGATACAATTGCAAACGCACCTTGGGTATATACAGGCAGACATCATGAAATATATGCTTGTCTACGTACACGCACTGCATTTGTCCCTTTTCCAAGTAATAGTCATAAACTTGAAGGATTATTTTGTAGTGCAGATGCAAAATTAGAAATACCTGATCAACTATTATCGGAACAGGAGTGTATAGAGTATGTGTCGAGTAACAGAGACGAGTATGCTAAGATATTTGATTGGGTAGAAAATTTTCCTACACTTGACATATTAGGAAATTTGCGTTAACATATAACCATGAAATCTGAAGTAGCATTTATTCTAGGTAATGGCATTACCCGTAGGCAATATGATTGCAAACAACTTTTGCATCACGGCACGGTATATGGTTGTAATAGAATTTATGAAGAATTTGCACCAGATGTGCTCGTAAGCACAGATCCTGGCATGGCAAAAGAAATACAGCAATGTGGATATAGCAGACGATATACACATTATACAAGACATCAGCATATAGAAGAAAGTAGCGGAGCATTAGCATTGCCTACGGACTTACAAGGTATGAGTAGTGGCCCTGCTGCATTAGGATTAGCAAGCAGAAGTCAAGCAAATTATCTTTACATGATTGGTATGGATTTAAAAGGCTGGAATAATAAAATCAACAACATATATGCAGGTACGCCTAATTACAAGCCTGTCGATTTTAAAGCTGTGCATTTTGGAAATTGGGTAGATCAAACATGTAGACTAATGGAAGAACAATCTTCTAAACGTTTTTTCCATGTTAATCCCTTAGATGACTTTGTAGAGGAAAGATTTTTACATTATGAGAACTTTAGCGTAGTGACTTTAAGCGAGTTTAAACAGATGATAAATAATTCATAAAGCGAGATTTTAAATGTCACAAACCAAACGCATTACAGGTACATACAGTATTTCAGCTAGTGATATGACAATCAGCAATGATGTCACTATTACTGGTAACTTAACAGTATCAGGTACTACAGCAAGTATTGAAACAACAAACAGTGAAATTACTGATAAAATTGTACTTTACAACAAAGGCGAAACTGGCTCTGGTGTAGGCGGTGACGGCTTTTCAGGTATTGAAATTGAGCGTGGTAGTTTAGATAATGCTCAATTGGTTTTTGATGAAAGTGACGATAAATTTAAAATTAGTACAGATGGCGGTAACACATATACAAGTATTCTTGTTACAAGTTTAAGTGGGCTTACTGAAGTTGTAGACGACTTAACACCACAACTAGGTGGTGCATTAGACGTTAACGGAAAAGCTATTGTTAGTGTAAACACCAACGAAGATATTCAGTTACAGCCAGCAGGCACGGGTCGTGTTGCAGTAGACGGTGCACTTAAATTAAATGATACAAGTACTCCTGCATCACAAGCAGGTGCAACTATTTTGTATGCTAAAGCAGCCGCAGGCGGCGGAACAGGACTGCATTTTGTAGACGGCAGTACCAGTGACGAACTAGTAAGTAAAAGTAAAGCAATTGTCTACGGATTAATTTTTTAAGGATTAGCAAATGGCTATTGATCAAACAGGTTCAGCAATTGGAACAAGTGCAACAACAGTATATACCAGTAGTAACACTACTGCTATTACCGCAATGTTCTTTATGAATGATAATGCATCATCAAGAACTTTAACAATCCACGTAGTAAAGAATGGCAGCTCTGCTGGTACATCAAATACAATTGTTAAAAACATTAACATTGACGGTGCTGACTCTTATGTTATTAATACTGAAAAACTTGTGTTAGATAACGGAGATACAATTCAATGCACAGCAAGTGCAGGCAGTAGCATTTTTGCTACTATTAGTTCGGTGGCTATCTAATGGCTGGGTTTGTTAAGACAAGAGGGACTTTTGATGGCGGTGATGTTATTAAAGGTTCAACAGAAACAGGCAGTACAGGTATTCCTGCAGGCACAACTGCAGAACGTCCTGGCGAAAGTAACACAGGCGATCTTCGCTTCAACAGTGACAACAGTGCGCTTGAAGTTTTCGACGGAACAAACTTTCAAACTATCCCTACACAAGGTAATGTAAGTATTACACAAGATTCATTCACAGGCGATGGATCTACTACAGCATTTACAATGAGTACAAGTGTAGAAAACAACGAAGAGCAACGTATTATCGTTGCAGTAGGTAACGTATTTCAAAATCCTGCAAGTGCATATACACTTAGCGGTACAACAATTACGTTTACTAGCCCTCCTGGATCTTCAGAGACTATAACTATCATACACGGATTTGATAGTAATATAGCAAGTTAATCAAGAAGATAAATAACTGTAACACACCCTGTCACCTCGGATGTTAGTAGGTGATCGCAAGATAGCGGAGTAGTTGCCTTATGGCTATAAGTCGTATTGGGGGCAGAGCCCTTAAAGCAAATCTAGAAAGAGACTCAAATCTTGCGTTTAACACAGACACGCTTGTAGTTGATTTTACTAATGGTAGAATTGGCATTGGTACAGCGACTCCTTCAACTAACTTAGATGTGCAAGGCACAGCAAATGCAACGACCTTTACAACAGAAGGCGTAAGCATTACTGCGAATAATGTTAGTTCAAGTCGCAGTAATGATGATCTTGTTCTTACAGCGGCAGGTACAGGTAACATTAGTTTTGACAGTAATAGAGCAGTGCAAGCAGCTGATCCTATTGCAGACCAAGATTTAACAACTAAAGCATATGTTGATGCACAGATTGTAAGTGGTGGTGTATCAGACGGCATGGCACTGAACTTAGGTACTCCTACTGATGGTAGTTTAGTTACAGATGCTATGTTTAGAGGTTTAACTACAACTACAAAAGTCACACAAGCAATTGACGACCTTAACGAAGCATTACAAAATACACTAAATGATACCGCAGTTAGTAATGTAGACTTTACGGCAGATGTGACAAGTGGTCCTTTGAATACAACTGTAACACTTACCATTACAGCAGACGGAAATCCAAACCGTTACACAATTAACTGGGGCGATGGAAACACTGATACTGCTGTAACTGATAGCACACCAAGTCACACATATACTACAAACAGTGGATCACCTTTTGATGTAACTGTTACTGCTTTCAACAACGGTGGTAGTGGCAGTGGTCATACAGAAACAAAAACAAGAACAGATTTCATTACGATTGCTACAGCAACGCCTGTAGTTAGTTTTGCGGCTTATGCGGCGGCAAGTGGTGGCAGTCCTATTACTGAATGGGATGACGGCGATACAATTTATTTCGAAAACACTACTACAAACACAAGTGGCGCTACAATTCAATATACTTGGGATTGGGGCGACAGTGAAAGTGATGATGTAATTAGCAGTGATAGTTCTGCAGGTGGTAGTGTCAATAACGGTGGTACTCGTATTGCACATACATTTACAGCAAGCACAGAAACAGATGTGCAGAGAACTGTAAGACTTACGTTGGACAGCCATAGTACTGCTGATCCGGATGACATTCCAACTAATACAACTAATACGTATAAAATTTATGATACACATACGCCAACAGTAACACTCGATGATAACAGTGGCGTAAACGAAGAATCTACTTCAGGACATGTTGTTAGTTTAACAAATACTAGCGAAGCAGGTGTAGGAAGTTACAGTACTTTTGGCATTCAATATGTTTACAAATTTGGTGATGGAACTAGTGATGTTACAGTAAATGCAGGAAGTGGTAGTGCTGGTGACAGAAACGTTGCTCTTAGTCATACCTTTGCACTAAGTTCAAGTGACCAAGCCTCAGGAACAGCACAAGACTACACAGGTAATTTACGTATTACAAGTAATCACACAAGTTCGCCATTTATCAGCAGTAACTTCTCAGTGCATGTAGAACCTGATGTACGTGCTAATATTGCAGGCACCGCAGTAACAACAAGTGACGGTAGTGGTGATAATCAATTCACAATTTACGACTTTACAGATTTATCAGGTAATAACCGTGCATTAGTGCGTATGACAAATACAAGTCAAAATGCAGATGATTACGAATATGATTGGGATGATACAAGCAGTAACGATACTATGACAGAGACAAGTGCCGCGGCTGGTTCTACTCAAGCTACTATCGACCACGACTATGCAGGTGAAGGAACAGCAAACTATAATGTTTCATTTACAGCAAATGGTACGCCTGACCTTACTGCACAGACAGATACAGACACTAGTATTACATTCAATCTGAAAGCAACACCAAGTGCGCCAGCTAACCTAAGCACAAAAAGTTTAACACTAAGTGATAGTTCACAAGGCACAAGTCCTTTGCTAGCAAGTGGATTTGATGATAATACAAGTACAGCAGATACACTAAGTGCAGGTGCAAGTCTAAGTACAACTACAGCGAGACGATACACAAGCGGAACAATTGATACCAATGTTGTACAAGATGCTTACAATGGTGCAAGTGGCACCTTAGCGGCAGAGATCAATGCCAGTAACGATGGGACAAAAGCATTTAGCACTACAACAGGTGAAAATGGAACATTTACAAGTCTTGTAGTCAGCGGACAAGTTGATTATCATGATATTGTTTCAAGTTATCCAAGTGATTTTTATCAAACTTTTGATGCTAAAATTACAAAAGCATTGAGTGCATATAGCGTTGGACTTAGCGCACAACGCTTAACACATACAACTACTGGTAACACAAACTACGTCCATGTACTAAAAGATGATATGACAGCTACTCCTACTTTTGGTAGTAGTGGCACATTAAGCGAAGGCACAGCTGGCACAAAACGTTTTATTAGTGGAATTCCTTATTACAATAGTGGCAGTCCTAACTTAACACTTAGCGGTGTTACTATTAATAATCTTGTAGGACAAGCATACACAAACCAAACAAATATTTTAGAAGTTGATCCTGGTACGAACTACGAAAGTACAAGTAGTAGTGCAATTGACAGTGAAAACTTTACATATCAAAACATTTTGCAAAGTGCGCAACTTAGCAGTAACATCCCTGTAAAAGACATTGGCACAAGCAGTGCATATACTATTAAAGACGTTACTATTGATATTACAGGCAGTAGTGTGCGTACAGTCGAAGCACCTCGTATTAGAGCAAGAAATGTAAATGGTATAAGTTCATATACAAATTTAAGTACAAAAGTACAAGTTCATACAGCAAATCAAAGCGGTATTAACGAAGGTGCAATTGCAGTTTCAGACAGTTTAGGTAATGGTGTTTTAACAAATGATGGTTTGCGCATTTTTGATTTTAATGCAGCAACAACAGATACACCAAGTTATACAGGTAGCACTAACTTTTACACTAACAACCCTTATACAGAATCAAGTGATCCTGGTGTTAGTGGAACACAAGAAGCTACAATTAGATTAGGCGTGCTAAAGCACGATGTAACTGACTATAGTACAGGATTCCTACCAGTAGGACCTGATCGTAGCAGTGATACAGGCACACAATACTTTACATTTGCTTTCCAGAGACAAGTTGTTGCAAACTTCGACATTAACATCACAAGTTCAAGTGGTGTAAGTGGCGTCTTTATTGCAGCACCTGGAACAGCAATTGACTCAGCATCCGGCTTGAATGGTTGGCTGAGAGCAGATACTACTTACGGTGGTAGTGGTGTTCCAGGCAGTGATACAGGCAATGGCGGAAATGGTTCCGACGGATGTGCTTTCACTAGTGGTGATAGAATTGCCACTGGTACCGCTCTCAGTGGTGGATTTACAATGACACTGGGGAGTGAAAACATGACAAATGCAACAGGAAATGTAGTTCTTGTTCGTATTGCACTAGCAAGTGGCGAAAGCGTCACTGCACTTAGCATAGGAGTAGCAAGCTAATGGCTATTACAGATACCCAAAAAGTCGATTATCTGTGGAAGAAACTTGGTTACGCTGCAACGAAGACTGACACCAACGCAAACAAAAAAGCACCAAACGAAGCGATAGCAAGTCCGCTCCAACTCCGTGCTGATAAGGTGATGAAGGATTCGGGTAGTATTCCAACTGTACAACCAGGAAGTAGTTCTGGTGTAGTAACAGTATATCCAACAAGTAATCCAAGAGAAACAACTGCTGATGCAACAGCAACAACAAACAGAACATGGAAAACAGGTTTAACTGATTGGGTTTCACCTGAATTTGGTAGTACATATCAAGTTAAAGTTTACATTCACACAAGCAGTGATGCTGCAGGCGCAAGCGGCGGCGATCAAGTATTTGCTACTGGTTCTGGCAACAACGATGAATGGTTCTTTGATTATCAGTCAGGTGTGTTGCACTTTATTGGTACTAACTTGCCTAACGGTATTAACTTTACTGGCAAGAGTGTGTACATTGCAGGTGCAAGATATACAGGTGAGTTTGGTGTAGGTGGAGACTTAGGTGCTTTTACATTTACTGACAACAGACTACAAACCACAAGTACTAACGAAGAGATTATTATTGAACCTGCAGGTACAGGTTTTGTTAACATTGATGCAGCGACTGCGCTTACTATCCCGGTAGGTGCCGCAGCAGACAGACCAAGCGTAAACCAAGTAGGTATGATTCGTTTCAACACAGACGATGACGAAGTTGAAGTTTATAATGGTAGTAATTGGCAAAGTATTTCATCTGGTGCTGGTTCAGGTATTCAGGACGTTGTAGACGATACGACTCCACAACTTGGTGGTAACTTAGACTTAAACAACCGTACTATTAACGGTACAGGTAACATTAACAACACTGGTACAATCACTGCAAGTGGTGCAATTACTGGTGGTAGTTTAACAGATGGTACAGCAACACTTTCTTCAGGTGCTTTGAGCGGTGTTGACACTATCACAACTACAGGTAATGTTACAATCGGTGGTAACTTGACCGTACAAGGTACTACTACAATGGTTGACGTAACAACAGTCAACATTACAAATGCATTTACATTTGAAGGCTCGACAGCAGACGGTAACGAGACAACACTTACTGTAGTTGATCCTACAGCAGATAGAACAATTACACTACCAAACGATGATGGTACTGTAATGCTAAATGTTGTTGAAGATACAACTCCGCAACTAGGCGGTGATTTGGATCTCAACAGTAGCAATGTTACTGGTACAGGTAATATTAATACAACAGGCACAGTGACTACAACTGGTAATATTACAACTGGTGGTAGTTTAATTACCGACGGTATTACAATTACTGACAACAACATTACAGGTTCACGCAGTAACGAAAACATTATTCTTAACCCTGCAGGCACCGGTATTGTACAAATTGACAGCGAACTTGGTATGCTTGACAATAAGATTACTAATCTTGCTGATCCAACAAACAACCAAGATGCTGCAACTAAGGCATATGTTGATAGTAATGCTGAACTAAGCAATGATACAACACCACAACTAGGTGGTAACTTGGATCTTGATGGGAACGATATTACTGGCACAGGTGATATTAACATTACTGGTGATATTACTTCAACAGGCACAACAACAATCGCTACAGCAGATATTAACGGTGGTGCAATTGATGGTACAGCAATCGGCGGCACAACACCAAGCACTGGTGCGTTTACAACTGCAAGTACATCAGGCGAAGCAACATTGGCAAGTGCAATTGTAAGTGACCTTACAGACAACAGAATTGTTATTGCAGGCACAAGTGGTGCACTGGAAGATGATGCTAACTTAACATTTGACGGTACTACTTTTGAAGTTGGTACAGCATTTGATGTAACTGCCGCTTCAGGTAATACAACAATTGGCGGCACACTTGATGTAACTGGCACAGTAACAGCAAGTGGCACAGTAGATGCAGACACATTTACTACAGATGGCATTACTATTACTGATAACAATATCACAACAAGTCGTTCAAATGATGACTTGATTCTTAATCCATCAGGCACAGGATCAGTAATTATTGATAGTGCAACAACATTGTCAGGTGCAGTTACAGTAAGTGGCGAAATGTCAATGGGCAGTAACAAAATTACAGATGTTACAGATCCTACTGCAAACCAAGATGCGGCTACTAAAGCATACGTAGATAGTGCAATTACAAGTAACGCAGACCTT